CTGTGCTGTTGTTAGATATGTACACTGATTTTACAATAGCCACTGCGGTAGTTGCTATATTTAAAATTGTAGTCATATTTGTATTAGTCAATATGACACTAGCATTTTTATAATTTATACTCATGATAGAAAGTAATTAAACGCATCTTGTTCGTTTTTCAAGTCTTGTTGAAAAGAAAAGTTTAATTGATTCTGTAATGTAGTTAAAGATTCTATTATTTGTCTTTGATTTTCTACATCGTATTCTTGTTTTGGTTCAGGTATGTAGTTTGTTATTTTAGCCATTACTCTTCTCCATATTCCATATCACCTGCAATAGCCCCTGGTGATGAACTATAATCTCTACCTGAATCAAAAATTCCTCCGCCTCCTTTTCCATAACCCATATCAGCAGATTCTTTTATACTTTGAATCATAGCTCCAGTGTCTACATTACCCATATTAAATTGATTCATAAGATTGTCTAAATTTTTCTGACTAAAACTTTTACCTTCAGCGGCTCTTCTCATTATATTAGATATTCTATTTGATCTTCTTCTCATCTCTCTCATTGGTTCTGAATAGAAGCCACCTAAAGCATTCATTTTATTTAACTCTTCTGGTGTGTATCCAAAAACGCCTACCGTTGCAGGTCTATAATTAGGAGAGTCACTAAAATCCAATACAGATCCTAAAGCATTAAGACCTTTTACTGCAAGACCAGATGGTGAAAATTTTTGTAAGAATTCAAATAGTTTAGCAATACCTGTTTTTTCTTCAGGTCTAGAAAAATCTTCTTTATCAGTAAACCCTTGAATATTATCTACACTTGTTCCAAAAGGAGCTGCTGCTGATGATGCAGTAATGCCTGTTTGAACATTTGTAGGAAATATACTTTGTAAAGATTTAGGATCAAATGTTGTTATATTAGGCACAGCACTAGCATTATTAAACTCATTAAAAAGTCTTTCTCCGACGTTAAAAGGTAAGTTATTATTTTGCACTATAGGTCTTTGTTCTACCCTACCTGTATTTACATTAAAAAAATATTCCATTATCTTCTTCCGTCCGGTTGTGCGTCTAATCTTAGTGTGCCATATCTCCAAGTTTCACCTGTACCATCGTTTTCTATCTTGACAGATACAAGTCTTCCTCTGGCTCGAGTATCTACC